CCGAGCCTGCAGAAGGCCGGCGTCGCCGACTGGGACCAGTTCCTGATCGGGTACGACCCGTCCGACGTGGTGCGCCGCCCCGACAAGTCGGGCGACGCGATCCGGCTGTACGATCGGCTGGAGCTCAAGGGTGAGACGCTGCGGAACGAGGCGGGGTTCTCGGAGGACGACAAGCCCGACCAGGCGGAGATCGACGCGCGCCTCGCCCGCGCCGCCGCGACCGGCCCAGGTGCGCAGCAGACACCACCACGCCAGGACGCGCCGGTGCCGCGCGACACGAAGATCGGGCAGGGCACCCCGGAGGAGAACGCGACGCGTGTCCGCGCGACGGCGGCGCTGATGGTGGACCGGTGCCGGCAGCTGGCCGGCTCGCGCATCCGCACGAGGCTGCAGAAGCACCCGACGTACGCGGACGTGATCCGGTACGTGCCGAACGAGCAGGTGGCGTGCACGCTGCAGGTGGCGCTGAGCGGGAGCCTGCCGACGGTCGCCGGCACCCCCGACCAACTCGTCGCCGGCGGCGCGGAGTGCTTCGCGGGGCGGCTCGGGAAGTGGGGCGTGCCGCCGCAGGTGGTGGAGCAGATCGTGCGGGCCTGCGAGGAGTACGCCCGCGACACGCTGCTCGACCCGGAGCCGGGTGAGGTTCCGCTCGAGCTGGCGAAGCTGCTGGCGGTCGCGGAGATGGGCGTGACGTGAGCCGACTCGCGGCGTTCACCGCCAGCGTGGCGGATGCGACGGCCGCGTGCACGGAGTACCTGCCGACCTTCGAGCGGTTCTGGCAGGGCCAGATCCGGCGGATGAGTCGCGACGCGATCCGGAACTTCCAGCGGGTGCAGCCGCTCGGGTTGGCGGCGGCGGCCGAGCCGCCGTTCTTCCTGCCGGACAAGGACGAGGTGCTGCACCTGCCGACGGAGCGCGCGATCATCGCAGCGGCCGTCGCGCGGCACTGGGACGCGATCAACGCGCTGCTGGTCGAGATGGGTGCCGAGTCCGGCATCAGCTTCGCGGTCCGCAACCGGCTCGTGCGGGAGGTGCTGACCGACCGCGGCCAGCACATCACGTCGATCGTGGAGACCACGCGGCGCGAGGTGATGGTGCAGCTGCAGGAGGCGTACGACTTCGGCGAGTCGATCCCGAAGGCGAGCCGGCGCGTCGCGAAGGCGATGGGTGGCGTGTCGAAGTACCGCTCCACGATGATCGCGAGCACCGAGATGATCGGTGCAGTGAACGGCGCGAGCGTGCGGTTGGCGTCGGTGCTGAACGGCACCAGCCTGAACGACGACGGGTCGGTGCGCAGGGACACGCAGGGCCACGACCCGCTGCGGATCTTCAAGACGTGGTACGCCACGATGGATCACCGGACGCGGCCAGCGCACGCGGCGGCGAACGGTCAGACGGTGGCGCTGAGCGCACCGTTCTCGGTCGGCGGCTCGTCGATGCAGTACCCCGGCGATCCGAGCGGCCCGGGTGACCAGGTCATCCATTGCCGCTGCACCGTTACGTACACTGAGCAGGCCGGCGGCCTCATCGCAGGAGGGACGAACCCCATGGGCAAGCTGAAGTTCCAGGTGCGCGACATGCAGCCGCTCGCAGCGGTGGACGACGACCCGGAAGGGCCGGGCCGGTGGCAGGCGGTGCTGGTACTGGAGGGCGTGGACACGGCCGACATGCGCCGGATGGCGCCGAACAGTCTCGACTGGCGCGACCTGCCGTTGACGCTGATGGCGCAGACCGTCACCGCGCCCGGGCATGACGGTGCGGAGGTCGCCGGCCGGATCGACGAGATCGAGCGGATGAGCTCCGGCGAGATCGTCGGGCGCGGCGTGTACGACGCGGGCGAGTACGGCCAGAAGATCCGGGCGATGGTCGGCGACGGGACGCTGCGAGGGATCAGCGTGGACCTGGCGGTGGAGGAGGTCGAGTTCGAGGAGCCGGCCGACTATGACGGGCCGCCGATGGACGAGTTGGAGCTGATGTTCTTCGGCGTGATGGTGGTGGTGAAGGGCACGATCCTGGGCGCGACGATCTGTCCGTTCCAGGCGTTCGACGATGCCACCATCCAGAACGTGGAGCCGGTCGCTGCGGCGGCCGGGAAGCCGCTCACCCTGCGCATCACCCGGGCACTGCACGCGGCGGTGGCGGCCAGCGCGGGCGCTACGGCGCCTGTACCGGCGCCTGCGGAGCTTCCGGCACCTGGGGCGGGCCTACCCCCGCTGGAGGGTGTAACGGCCGCAGGCGCCGGCCTGGTGCCGGCCGCGCCGCCGCTGGCGTGGTTCGAGATGCCCGAGCCGGACGAGCCGACACCGCTGACGGTCACGGACGATGGGCAGGTGTACGGCCACGCGGCGCTGTTCGGCACGTGCCACATCGGGCTGCCGGGTTGCACGACGCCGCCGAAGTCGCAGTCGGGGTACGCGTACTTCAACCTCGGCGAGGTGGTGACGGCCGAGGGGACGCGCGTGGCGTGCGGGAAGATCACCGTCGGCACCGGCCACGCGGACCTGCGCGCGAGCCGCCAGCAGACGCTGGAGCACTACGACAACACGGGCACCGCCGTCGCGGACGTGGTAGCTCGCGACGGGCGGCACGGGCCGTGGGTGTGCGGCGCGCTGCGCGGCGACGTGGACGCGAGCCGCGTGCGCGAGTTGACGGCAGCGCCGGTGTCGGGCGACTGGCGCCCGATCAACGGGCACCTGGAGATGGTCGGGCTGCTGGCGGTGAACGTGCCGGGGTTCCCGGTGCCGCGCCAGCGCGCGCTCGCAGCGAGTGTCGGGGAGGGCGAGTACGAGACGCTGGCGCTCGTCGCGGCCGGCATCGTCACCCCGGAGCGCGTCGCGGCGCACAGCCGCGCGATGGCTGACCTGCGTGCCCGCGCGCTCGGGCCGGGCGCGTTGGCGCAGCTGGCCGCACGCGCGCATGGCTGACGTGTGGCCGCGCCGGCACGTGAAGCTCGCCGGCGCGATCATGCACCACCCGTCGCGGCCGCACCTGCCGCCGCGACTCTTGCAGGCGATGGGCGCCGACCCGCGCGTCCGGTACATCCGGGTGGTGACCGATCCCGACCCGGACACGCACAAGGCGCGCCGGTCGCACGACGGCACCATCATGACCGCGATGAACGTGTCGCCGTGGCGCACGTACCGCGCGTGCCTGGAGCGGCTGCCGGTGTGGTGCACCCACTACCTGATCCTCCAGGACGACGTGCTGCCGGGCCGGCGGTTCCTGTGGGCGGTGGTGGAAGCGATCCGGCACCGGCCGACCAGCATCATCAGCTTCTTCGTGAACGACCTCGCACACGCGTCCGCCACCACGCTGGTCGCGAACGCGTCCACGTGCAGCGCGTGGTCGCCGCTGCACCCCGGCGAGCCGTTCGTGCCGACGCTCGCGCTCGCGTACCCGCGCGACCTCGCAGCCGACCTGGCGGTCGCGCCCGAGGGGGACGTGGGCCGGCCGATCGCGGATGACCAGGTGGTCGGCGACTGGCGCCGCCGGCGCGGGCTGGAGGTGTGGCTGACGGTGCCGAACCTGGTGCAGCACGACGAGGAAGCCCCGAGCGTGCTGCTCGGCCATCGCGAGGGACGACCGCGGTACGCGTCGTGCTTCATCGGCGAGCACTCGCCCGCGCTGATCGACTGGACGCGGGGCCTGTAGCCGCGTCGTGTACCGTGGTGTCGGGCCGGCGCCACCGGGTTCCCATAATCGCTCTCGGCGCCGGCCCTTCTCCATCCCGGGCACGGGGGGGTGCGGGCGCTATGCTCGACCTGGAACCCGACGAAGGGAGCGAACCGATGGCAGACCTCGCAGCGGTGGCCGAGCCGCCCGCCGAAGCCGCGGACGTGCCGGCCGACCCGCCGGCCGGGAAGCAGCTGAAGATCGACGGGATGCCCGTCACCGACGAGTACGTGATCGTCACCGGCCGCATCCGTGTCGCTCGCAGCGCGGTGCAGCGGTGGCGGCTGGGCAAGCCGATGGAACTGACCGTGACCGGCATCATCGACTCGCGCCGGCAGAAGGCGAAGCGCAACGGTGGGGAGGCGACCGGGGAGCTTGAGCAGCAGCACGTGCTGCAGGTGCTCGACCTCGTCCTGGACGAGGAGTAACCTCCGGGGCGTTCCTGGT